CTAACTATATCACTAACAACAATCAGCTAACCAACGGTGCTGGTTACACAACTAATGTTGGTGACATTACAGGCGTGACAGCAGGTAGCGGTATCACGGGTGGAGGTACATCTGGTACAGTCACAATCAACCACGCTGACACATCCAGCCAAGCTAGTGTGAACAACTCAGGCCGTACCTACATCCAAGATATTACTTTGGATACCTATGGTCATATTACGGGTATTACTAGCGCCACTGAAACCGTTACCGATACCAACACCAACCAGCTAACTACTTTTGTCGTAGAGGATGGTGATGGCACAGAGGTCACAATTTCTCAGGGCAAAGAGTGGAAGTTTACAGAAGCTGGCGGCATTAACATCAACTGGACTGACACCGACAACGGCTCAGACGCTGACCCCTACGATCTGTCCTTCAATATTTCAACATCTATCACGGCGGGTGGCGGTTTAACGGGTGGTGGGGCGCTTAGTTCAAGCCGCACAATTTCCCACGCAGATACCTCCTCTCAAGACAGTGTAGACAACTCCGGCGCGACAGTCATCCAAGACGTAACGCTAGACGGCTATGGTCACGTCACGGCGTTGGGATCGCACACTCTGACATTAGCGGATCTAGGTTACACGGGCGCTACTAATGCTAACTATATCACTAACAACAACCAGCTTACCAATGGTGCAGGTTATACCACAAATGTAGGTGACATCACAGGTGTAACAGCGGGAACTGGCCTTTCTGGCGGCGGTGCAAGCGGCAGCGTCACGCTCAACGTTGATCTTTCAGAGCTGACAGACATGACTGAGGCCATGGTCGGAACTGACGAGTTTATAGTTTTGGATGCTGGCGCGGATCGCCGCAAAGCGGCCAACGAGATTGGCTTGAGCATCTTTAGCAATGACGCTGGCTTTACCACAAATGTTGGTGACATTACAGGCGTGACAGCAGGTAGCGGCATAAGTGGCGGTGGCACATCGGGCACAGTTACAATATCTCATGCGGATACATCATCTCAAGCATCAGTTAATGGCTCTGGTCGTACATACATCCAAGACATCACCTTGGATACATATGGTCACGTCACAGGCATTGCGACTGCTACTGAAACTGTAGTCAACACAGACACCAACACCACCTACTCCGCTGGCACAAACTTGTCCTTGTCGGGCACGACATTCAACGTGTCTAGCAACCCCAGCTTCACAGACGTTTATGTAGACGATCAAATCTTTTCTACAGGGGATACTAACACTTACATGCAGTTCCACGCTGCAGACCAGTGGCGTGTTGTAGTAGGTGGGTCTGAACGCCTTGAGGTTAAGAACTCATCACCGCACGTACTTGTATCTGGTGACTTGAACAGCACTTCTGATATACGTTTGAAGGATGACATTAAGCCTATTGAGAATGCACTCTCTGACGTGTGCAAGCTTGAGGGTGTATCTTTCAACTGGAAGGACACGGGCACCAAGGCGACAGGGTTTATTGCTCAACAAGTCGAACCTATTCTGCCTGATCTCGTAAGTACAAGCGAGGATGATGGCATTAAATCTGTCAACTACATTGGTCTTATTGGACACTTAGTAGAGGCAATCAAAGAACAACAAGCTCAAATTAATGAGCTTAAACAAAAACTTAACAGCTAATAGTTCGAAAGGAGAACGAAGATGGCTATACAAGTAGGCGGTACAACCGTCATAAACGACAGTAGGCAGTTGCAGAATATTGCGTCCATTGATAGTGCAACTAGTGCCATTATTTCGTCAGCGGCAAACGGCGTAAATGACTATTATGACTTCACTACCACAAGTCTATCGCCAACCGTAGATGGCGGCTCAAGCCCCTACGTTGGGTTTCAAAGCACAACTACATATCCAGCAGGGGCCTACGAAATAGCTTTAGGGGAAGGTGGTCCAGGTTCCCCTTGGTGGAGTGTTACTACTAGCTCTAGGTCAAAGCTCCCCGGCCCCAACGATTATTTCGGCCAAGCAGTTGCCATTTGTGCTAAAATTGGTAGCGGTTACTATCCGTTGCGCTATTACGAAACTCTTGCTGACTCTGCTTCAACTGATTACTTTCCCTCTCTAATTAGTAGTTATTTTAACAATCCTAATAATAATCTGGTATTTACTATGACTTCATCATTCTCCATCGCCTTGTGTTTTGGCACATACTCTTTTACCCCCCAGAGCATATCTTCGCCAATAACTGCTTGGGGGAATAGGGGGTCATACAAAATAGACTCAGGTAGTAGTTTTGGCTGGGTAATAAGGGATGCATACGCTGCATCTGGTCCAACATCGTAGGGGTTTAACATGACAACAGATCAAAAAGCATTGGCATTTTTTATCTCGCAAGAGCGTAGCACAAGAGATGGCCTACTAAAAGAAACTGACTTGTGGGGTTTAGCTGACTATCCAGCATCTCAGGCGCAGCTAGATTACCGTCAAGCTCTGCGTGATATTTCGGACCAAGCTGGCTTCCCAAACAGCATCACATGGCCGACTAAGCCTGAGTAATAGCCGCATAATAATAATATTAGCTTAGTACCTTTTAATAATTCAAATAAGGACTTTTAATGTCAAAAAGAAAATCTCGTTATGCTCACAAAAACAATGTACATCGTATTGGTTTCCATGTAATTCCTAAGAATGAAAAACAAGATAAGCTTATACGATCTATAAAAGTTTATCCTATTACAATTACTATAGGTTGCGCGGGTACGGGTAAGACTTACTGTAGTGCAGGAACTGTAGCTTCTTTATACCAACAAGGTAAATACAAAAAGATTGTAGTTACTAGGGCAAACGTACCTACTGGTAAAAGCCTTGGTCATTTCCCCGGAACTATACAGGAAAAGATGACACCGTGGTTAATACCGATGCTAGAAGTTTTTGAGGAAGCCTTTGGTAAAGAAAAGTATAAATATATGCTAAACAAAGGTGAGGTTGAAATTCAACCCATTGAAACCATTCGAGGCCGTTCTTATAAAGACGCTTTAGTATTGGTTGACGAGGCACAAAACTTATCTATAGATGAACTAAAAGCAATAAGCACAAGACTAGGTGAGAACTCTAAACTTATTTTAATGGGTGATCCTGCCCAGTCAGATGTTAAACAAGGTGAAGATCTTCTTAGATTTTGTAAAATCATTAAAAAGGTTGGCATTTCTTTACCTGTTATTGAGTTCTCTGTAGATGATATTGTTAGAAGTGATATTGTTGCAGACCTAGTAAGGGTGTTTATATCAGAAAAACTATAGAGAATGACATGGAAAAGTATTATACAGAAGAAGAAAGAATTATCGCGCTAGATAAGGCGAAAAAAGAATTAAACTCTAGAAAGAGCCAAGAAATTTGGGGCTATAATGATTGTTGGCAATTTGTAGTTGAGTACGATAAAGCCTTAAGTGGTGATAACTCTAAGCTACAAAATTTAGACCTTAATTATGATAGCCCCGTTTCTTGGGAAATTCAAATAAAAAAATTATTTAGAAATTACGAGGTTTTTGCAAGCTACACTAATTATGAGATTGTTAAAAACAAAAAACCCAAAACTGGCGATGTTGCTTATCAGATTATGAATGACGGAAATATCTCCGCTTTAATAGCTGACAAAAGCCATTGGGTAACAGCAACAGGCGATAACGGTGTTATAAGGGCAGCTCAGAAAATGTTCTTAGAGCGATACTTGCCGCTAATCGTCAGGCCAATTAGGGATTAAATTATGGCAGTTTATTTTTATAAAAATTCGGAAATTCTAGCGCCGTTTAGTATTGTTTCTAACGAACCTATGTTTGATATGACGACAATATCTTTGAAGACTAGACGAGCAACACAAGGGCATCAACGTTGGGAGTTGAGTTTTAGTACGCAACCCACCGATAATGATGTCGAAGATGCCTTATTAAGTAGTATTGATAATCTTAATTCAGAGACTATGGTTATGCCTCAGTTGACTTCAGTAGAGAAGCGATTTAGCTTAACAGGAGTAGTTGCTCTTTCATCTACAGCATCGGCTAATAGTACTTCTGTTATTGTGGCAAATACAGCAAGTAATAACGGCATTATTCCAAAAGGTTATTTTATAAAGTTTTCCACATCAGATAAAATTCACGTAGTAACAGCAGATGCAGACGTAAGCGCTGAGACGGGCACAACAACAGTATCTATTTATCCAAAGTTAATTTCTGAAGTTACTAGCGGAAGCAACATATTAACAGGGGCTAGTGTTGCTTTTTCTTATTATAAAGACATAAACAATCAAACAGGTATTACTTATACCGATGGTGTTTTAGCAAACCCCGGCACTATTACTTTGTTAGAGGCGGTGTAACATGAGAACTTTTTCTAGTGCTGTACAGTCCTTGATTGATAGTGGCAATATAGAATACTTCTTTCTGATTACCTTGGAATTTAATAATACTTATAGGTTTACAAGCTATAGGACTAATTTAGAGTTTCCCCCAAATTCGGGAAATATTTACACCGCAGATGGTGGTTTATTTGAAATAGATGAACCTAGATTTTCTTCTGTAGTTGATAGAGAGGCCTATCGTATTGTTCTTGCTGAAGAGCTAGACGAAATGTTTGCAGAATTTGAGGCTAATGTCGTGGGTAAGCCAATTGATGTGAAAGTAGGATTTGTTAGCAATAACGTTCCTTTGCTTAGTGAAGCGGATGTTGTATCAATATACAGAGGTAGAGCAGATAGCCCTTCTATATCTAATGATTGGGAAGAAAAGCTAGCAATTATTGAAGGTACTTCTCCCATGGCAGATCTTGATGCAGTAAACGTTAGATTTACCTCCAAAGATGGTATGGACCAAGTCAGCACTACTGACACATCTTTTGATGAGATATATGGTAACAGAGAAATAACTTTAAAGTGGGGTAAAATATAATGGGTTTAAAATTATTCCTTAGAGTACTTACAACCATTATTTCTATTTCTTATCAGCAAAGACAAATGGCAAAAATGCGTGCTGAAAATGAACGCAGAAGAGCAGAAGCTGAAGCCGCTGCAGATAAGCGCAAAGGATTTATTTTTACTATAAGCGGGGAAGCAGCCCCATTACCTATTGTATATGGTAAACAAATGATTGGTGGTATCGAAACTTCTCACAAAGTTAGTAACTCTTATTTAGCAGGTGATGAATCTCTAGCCGATAAAGTTCTTTTTGAAACCCTAGGGTCTAGCGGAACTGGTTCTAAAAACGAATTTTTACACGTACAATATGCCTTATGTCATGAAGGTATAGAAGGTGTACAATGGATTAAAGTTAATGGTGTAGACTATAACGAAGAAAACTCTAAGTTTGATCATCGTTTTAGAATTTATAACAACGGAGGTACTGCTGATCCTGCTGCTACTGCTAATGGATTTCCTTCAACAAATACTTTTACTGGAACAGCTAACGTATCCGCAACCTACAAACTTAATAGAGATGACTATAACTATGCAGGAGTTCCTTCTGTTCAATTCTTAGTCAAGGGTCGCAAGATTAAAACTATTGTAAGAAGTGGCGCAGGAACTGACTTAAGCCCCTATTCTTATGCATTAAGCAGCACAAGCAGTTACAGTAATAACCCCGCCTATTGTTTGTTAGACTATTTAATGAGCGCTAATTTCGGTAGAGGATTACCAGAGAGTGAAATTGATTTAGAGTCATTTTATAATGCTGCAAAGGTGTGTGATACTATTGTAATGACACAAGCCCTTGTTGGTGGCCAAGTAAACGGATATAAGACAATACATACTGTTGCAGACTTTGCCTCTTTGCCGGGAGATTTAGAAGATCAGACTTATGAAAATGAAATTTGGCAAACAGAAGACAACGACAAGTTTTACCAATGGCAGAGAACTAGCTGGCAAGAAACAGCCTTCTCTGAGCGTAGAGATATACCTTTATATGAATGCAACATGGTTGTAAACCCTGAAGGATCTATTCGCGATAATATAGAAGAAATTCTTTACACAATGGGTTTAGCCGAGTTAAGCTGGACGACTTCTGGTAAGTATAAATTGTCTTTAGAATACCCTGCGGATCAGGCTGCAACAGAAGCTTTGGTTAACGTTAATCATGTGTTTAATGAAGACAATATTATTAAGGATGCAGTCAAACTTGCTTACTCTGATGCCTCAAATAGGTTTAATCAGGCTACGGTTAGCTTCTTAAATGAACATGAAGACTTTAAAGAAGATAGTATTTCCTGGCCACCCCTATTTAGTTCAGTTTATAACACCTATATAGCAGAAGACGGCAATCAACCTCTTAAGTCTTCTATCGC